TAGTCTGTGCCGTCGCCGTGGCCCATGCGTCATCCGACGTATATATCCAACCCCACGTCCCGCTGAGATTGTTGCCACGTTGCATATAGCTACGATCCGTGATGTCCGGGAATGGTCCTAAAATACCTGGCCCCACAGCCACATCGCCGGAAAAATCCGTGATTGCATACTCTTTCGTCCATGTATCGCCCAGATCAGTTGACTTGAACACAGCCGTTTTGTCTTGTAGATTCGGCGTCGAACGTACACACCAGATCACCGGCGATGACTTATAGATATCAATACCGTAACGCCCGCAGCCGAAATAGCCCGCCGTATTGCTGCTGACAGTTTCGGTAAAACTGGACATATCTACCTGTGTCCAGTTATCGCCGTAATCGTGTGTATGCCAAGTGTAGCTGTGAGCATAAGTAAAGCTCTCGGCGCTAGTCAGGCTGTCCGGTCCCGTGGCGACGATTAGATAGCCCGGCTCTGATGCATAGGCCATCATTGCCTTGAGGATAATGCTGCCGGTAGCGATAGCCGCGTCTGCGGCCTGCACCGTGGCGATAGCGAGTTTTTTCGACCATGATGGAGTGGTCACCATGATGTCGGCGCACCACCATACGCCATCAGCTGTGAGTAACCACATGCCAACCGTACTTGCGTCTACGTGGATATATTGTCCGTCGTAGATCGCGCCCGTAATTCCGGTATCCACCAGTTCCCAGACCGGAGAGGCAGCAAGAACATTCCATGTCCGCATGACGTGCGCGCCGTCCCAAAGGATGTAGGCGGCCGGAGTACCATACCAAACAGACGGGTCGCCCGGCAACGGCGGCGTCCAGACGACCGGCGGTATAAACCAATCATCGTTGCCGTCGTCTACCGCAGGCACGTCCGGCTGCGTAACTGTCAATGCCGGCTGGCCTGTCGTTTCGCGCTCCCAGGTGACGCGCGTCGTACGCGTGGTTCCGGTCGGGCCGGTCGGATAGCCGAAATCCACCTCGTGCAGTATGCCCCGCTCCGTCGTAAATGATAGTTCGCGCTGCGCGGCATAGGCGGCGTCTAATGTCAGCGTGACCCATTCCTGCGAGGCCGGGTCGAGGTGATACCAGTCATCGCCTACCAGTGTCAGGTCAAAGAGTGACTCGCGCGCGTTGACGCGGGCGTAGTGATGGCCGGTGCTGGTATTGAGCAGCGTCTGTGATGGCGAGAGTTGTTCGCCCCGTGTCTCTTCCGTCTCGCCTTGCCCCGGCACATCACCCGGCGCGATGCAAAAAAAGGTCGGCTGGTAGATATCGCCCGCGGCATCCGTCGGCAACGACGAAATAGCCTGAATCGCATTGCCGCGCAACCAATGCACGCCCGGCGTGCGCTTGTGCGTATAACGGAGACCAATGACATCCGCCATCGTCAACGCCGCGTGGACGTTGCTCGTGCGTTGGTCCGGTTCTTCCTCCAATGGATCAGCGCGCACTAGCAGCCGACCATAGCCGTCGCAGCCGATACTCTTAGCCGGTACAAACGCCTTGACACGCCGCTTAACCTGTTCCCATAGACTGCCTCCGTCGCTCGAGATGGCGCCGCCGATGCTATAAATCGTGGTCGTGCCCGTCGCAAAATAGTCGGTCAGGTCGAGCGCGGTGCTATGCCATTGCAACAAATAATGGATGTAGAGGTCGAGCGTCAAGCCGACCATGTGCGCCCAGGTAATCGACGCATATTCGGTAGCATCGCGCACGGCGTCATTCTCGACCACCTGCGGATAGCCCGGCAACGTAGCCAACCGTCCGGCAACGTCCACGCAGGTCAATTCAGTGTAACGGACCAATCCCGTGCGTTGTGCCTGAATAGTAGCCGGATCGCTTTGATGCCAGCCCCAGAAGCGCAGGTTGAGACGATCCGCACTAGTCGTCGGTTCGCCGTCGAAGAGACAGACTAGCGTGCCGTCCGGGTAATTGCCCGGTGGCAGGTCCTGCGTCAGTTGCACGGTGAGCGTCTGTCCGTCCTGTGTACGCCGATGCGACCGAACCGTAACGCCGGTAATGGTCAGATCATCATCCGGGTCGCGCGCCAGTATCCAGGTGCGCGCCCGGTGTGACTGTGCGTTGCTGTCGGTAACGAGGAGATCGATCCAATGGAAACCGGGGTCGGCGTCAACTTCGATGACTGAATCTGTCAGCGCATAGCCGCCTACCAATGCTACGCCGGTAGGCAGCGTCCAGGCATAGTTCGTGATAGTCGCGCCCGCAGTAGTGGCGAAACTGGTCTGACTGCCGCTGGGCAGCCGCACACGTAGTACGCCGGACGTATCATCAATAGTCCCCGCCGCGGGCAATCCAGCGTTTGCGACCGGCGGCGGCGTCGTAGTAAAAACGCCGACCGCAACGCTGCCATCCTTGTACAAGGTTCCGTCGGACGCGATGAAAGGCGGACGGCTCCAGACCCTCCAATCTTCAAGGATGGTTATATAGGCGTCATCCTCAAGTGACACTTCGCCGTCATTCACACCCTCAGAGCATCGGCCAAAATAGAGCGTATCTGCGGTTGCATCTATCGGCCCCGTGCGCTGGCGGCCCAGATCATCGCCGCCTTCGGTCGTGCCAAACAGAATAGTCTGATTGCGTTGGATATCGGTATATGCGCCGACGGTCACGCCGTCGAATACAACGGAGGAAATCGGGTAGGTAAATGAGGATGCGTTTACACGAGCCTTGAAAATTATTTCCGGGGCCAATGCGAAGAATCGGAGGGTCATATTACGCCGCCGCGGTCAGATTTTTGACGATTAGGACAACACCGCGCAGGAAATAATCTCGGCGTTGAATATTGCGCCCTTTCTCCGGCCTGACGGCGAGGCCATTGTATCTTGTGAAGGCGTATAGTTCCGAAGGAGCCAAAATCGTCACCTCCGCCGTGTTTACTGAGGTTAGACCGAACTGCGCTAGCATGGTCGTATATTCGGTGATGCTGGCAAGGCTTGACCAGCGCAATTCGATAAATTTACCTTGTTCGCTTACCGTGCCATCGATGGCGTCATCGCGCACGGTATACTCGACGCCATTACTGGACGGCTGTGGCGTGATGTCCACTAGGTCAATCAACGCCTGGTCCGTGCCGGTCTTGACTGCATAAAGCGTCATTGGCTCGCGACCTCCTGGAGTGCATCTGTAAACGCCTGCCGCGCGACAATATACATTTCTCCTGACCCCATGTTTGTGCTGCCCGCGATGCTTACGCTCACATCACCGTTCCAGGTCACGGACCGCCCGCCGGACATGCCGCCACGCGCTGCCGCTATCAATCCCATCTGGCTAAAATTGCCCATCGCGTCGCGCAACATTTGAGTCGTGGTAGGACTGAGCACATATTCGCCCGCATGTACGCGTGCTAGACCACTGCGCCCCACGGCCCCGCCATCAGCAAAACCGCCGATAATGGTCGGCAATGGAATGCGAGGATTGGGCGGCGGACCTTGCGGCTCAAATCGTTTACCGATTTCTTTCCACCATTCATCAAACGCTTTGAGTGAACGTGCTTGGGCGGCGTCCTGAATAGCCTGCCAACCATCGTAGTAAATGCCTAGATCATTTAACTGTTGAGTAAATGATTCATCGAGCGCCTGGCGTTCTTGCGCCGCCTGTCGGTCAATCTGTGCCAATCGGTCGGCTTGCGCTGCGGCTTGTTGTGCCAACTGTCGCGCTTGGTCCTCGGCCTGTCGTTGCAACTGGATAGCGCGGTCCTCATCTTCTAGTTGCGTTTGTTCTTCGAAAGCGCGACGCATGTCCTCGATACGGCGTTCGTCGGCTTTGCGTGCATCTGCTAATCGTTCGGCATGAGCCTCCTGTTCCTGTTCAATACGTTCCGCCAGCTGTTCCTGTAGATTGCCGCGTTGTTCGTCAAAGTTTTCTTTTGCGTCGCGACGTTCCTCGGCAAAACGACGTTGTTCCTGCATAACCGCAACAGCGTCTAACCGAGCCGCGGCATTGAGCAAATTGTCGCGATGTGTGCGTCCTGCTCGTTCGCGGTCGCGATTATATTTTGTCTCTAGGTCTGCCAAACGTTCGTTGGCGTCGGAGCGTGCATCAGATATACGCTCTCCGAGGTCCGCTTCCCATTCGGCGCGTTGCTCGGCACTGTCACGTAGAACGTCTACGATGCCACGCTCTAAATCGGCAACCGCGCGCGCGCGTTGGCGGGCAAAGTCCGCCTCGTCGCGCGCAATGCTTAGTTCATATTGAGCAATCGTCTCGCTGCGTTGTTTCTCGTACTGACGTGTGGCATCAAGGCGTTGGTTTGCAGCATCACGTTCAATTCGCTTCACACCTATAGCCCACTCTCGAATGGCCGCTGTTTGTTCCGCCGCCATCGGCGCGCGTTGTAGCGTCGTGATACCCTCGCGTTGCGCCAATCCTAAACTAGTGCGGCTGCCAATAGAACTTGGAATATCTAGCCGTACCAGTCCCATCGCTTGGCCTAATTCGCGCACCGCCTGCGTCGCCGCGTGAATATCACGCGTAGCCTGAGCTAACCAATTCCCCATCGCGGCGGCGACAAAATTAATTGGACCACCGGCTAATTGAGCGATCTCCAGACGAAAATCCTGCGCCGCTTTGCGTAGCGTTTCCATGCCGGTCGCCTGTGCAACCACAGATTTGACTAATGCCCCGAATTTTTCTTCGGCTAAGCCCAGGACGGCATTTTGATAGGCTTGCTCTGCGGTCATCGCGCGGTTACTGGCGCGCAATTCATCGACCCGCTGTTTGACCTCTGTCACGCCTAGCCCTAACTGGTCGAGACGCATCGTGGATTGATTGGCGATGGCAAGCTGTAATTGCGAGATGACATAATCTTGCTGTTGTCCCGTCGCCAATGAGATGCCACGCGCCGCCGTAACAAACCGCTCTAGTTCCGTGGCGGTATCAGCAAAACCGATGGCTTGGAGGCGCGTCACATCGGCCAACGTCGTGGCTTTGTCAATCGCGCCACCGGTGGCTCGTTCATAGGCTTCCAGAAGTTGATTCAGCTTCGTTTGGGAACCGGCCAAACTCAGTGCGGCGACATTCTGCCTGCGATAGGATGTTGCTAGCGCGTCAAGTTCTCCGGCGATGCGTGCAAATTGTAGAACGCTCGCAGCACCAACTGCAAGACCAAACGCGCTCGCCATACCCCTGAAGCCACTTTGCGCTTTCGTCGCCGCGGCGTTGATTTGTCCCAGGTTGCGTTCGACGGTAATGCCCACATCACGCGAGACGGCCTGCACATTACGCAGGTCGCGTGTGTCAATCTGGATCGAGCCACGAGCGACGCCAAGATTGCCCGGCATAGATGCGTTCACGGAATGGTTACCACCTTTGCATAGCGCACGCCGGAACGTTTGCCGTGCGCCATACTCTTAAGCGCGTTAATGCTGGCTCGCTCACGGTCTTTAGCGGTCAAAGGCATAGGTAGCCTAAACGCCGGGTCGAGGATTTGGTCTAGCTCGTAGCGGTTGACCATGCGCGTATTTCCCTTCGGCCCGGTCTCCTGCATCTCGCTGGCGGCGTTCTTAACGATAATGCCGAAAAGAACTACCGCTTGGTCAAATTGAAATGACTCCCATTCTCCGTCGCTTAGCATGTCCAAATCATGTTGAAGCGATCTCAGTATCTTCTTTATTGGCAACAGCACGCTCGGTCGTTGGCCCGTCTCCGTCGCCGTCTGATTCAATCGCCACATCTGCGAACGGTTCAAGACGAAAGTTCCTGAGTACGTCAAGACCTCGCGTGCACATGTTATAAACCTGTAGCCGATCATAGAGGTCTACATCATCAATGGCGATTTCATCATCCGCTATTGGCTCATCCACGATACGCGGCTCCACAAATGCCGCCCGGCAAACAAGGTTGATGATAGGTAGTTCCTCCGGTTCGATGCCCGTCTTGAGCGCGATCTCGCTACGCGTCGGTGTATCCTTGTCCGGGCCGTAAAACATCCTAACGACCTGCGGCGTCAGCAAATCGGGAATGTTTCCCTGGAGTAATAGGAGCGATACATCTACAGCGCGCAGGCGCGCTCGCTTGCCGGACAATAGCGTTTTGACCACGCCACTGCGTTCGGCGCGCCAGGATGCCGCCAGCGTTGCGGTAGCAGGTACATCCGCGCCGTTCATATTGCGTTTTGCCACGTGGCCCCCTTATGCGATGTTGGCGGGCGGGATGGCGACGGCGGTAGCAGTCTCATGCTCGACCAAGTAGATGACGCCGAACGTCGCATCGTCTACGGCCTGCACCGTCATCTCCGGGATGGCAAACTGCCCGTATTGCAAGTTGGCGAGTTGAATATCCCCCGTGATCTTGCACTTGGGAATGAATACATGAATATCGCCGTCGCCCTCTTCAGCGTAGGCTTGGCCCACAATGCCGAAGTATGGCATGTTGTCCCCGCCGCTGATTTTGAGGCCCTTGACGGCGTTTGGCGTAGTGAGGCTGCTCGTAGCGGCCTGTCCCGTCATCACCTCCAGCGCCAGGAGACTGATGGAGCCAAAGCGGAGTTGCACCTGCCCGCCGATGGACCTAGCCGCCGTCGCCGTGATACTGTCATCTCCCTCCAACTGCGCAGCCGTCTGTTGCAGCGTAGCCGCCATCATCTGCACGCTTGGCACGTCCACCGCTGTGCCGTAGCTGTTGGTGGAGTTCCATGTCGCAATTTTGCAATCGCGGAGCCCGAAGGTAGGGCTTCCATAAGGATCGAAGGCCATTTAAGTTGTCCTATCTGGTGACTACCTCACCAAAATATGCAAGAACCCTCTGAACTACGATTGTACCCTTACGCTTACCAAACTTCTCGACTGCCCATTCCAACGCATCCCGATCACGTTTGGAATTATTGCAGCCGTCGATACCATGACACAACGGAATGACATTAGTGACAATATGCCCCGGACAATCAGATGAAGCCAATGGTATCCAATGATCCATTGCAATCGTGTGAAACAATCCGGGCGGGCGACCACATACCGCACAACAGCCATCAAAATAATCAAGCGCGCGTTGCCAATCCTCTTCAGTAAAACTGCTAGGCAATTGAGCCTTACGCGCAGTCCGTGTTTGTTCATTCAGGCGTCCCCATAGACGCATCTTGTCAGGATTTTCTTTCCTATAACGCCTTGTTTTTTCTCGCCCCTTTTCGGGATTCGCTTTTTGCCATTTTCGAGAACGAGCATTAAATGATTCAGGATTCTCGGCATAGGCCTGTCTCGTTTGCTCATTGATTCTGTCTCGGTTCGCCGCCTTCCACTTACGTTTGACTGCTTTATATTCATCTCCACGAGCAGCATTTCGTTCCCGAATCCGAGCATTGATCGCCTCACGATTCGCCGCCCATCTCGCTCGGGCAAGTTGGTTGTTCTCTTCTCTATGTTCCCTTTGCCATTTCGTGGCGCGCTGGATGTAAGCCTCGCGGTGTCGCCTATATTCTTCCTGTTTGCGCAAACGTATAACTTCAGCGTTATCTTGGCGATAGGCTGCTTGGCGCTCGAGAAAACACAATTTGCAGGCGGATTGGAGTCCATCTTTTGCGCGTTTCTCTTGATAGAAGTATTCAGTTGTCGCGGGCTTGGCTTCGCCGCATTGTGTGCAGCGCTTGAGCGTGGTATGATCTGGCATGGTGATAGTCCCTCCAGACTATTACCCAAGTCCCAGGATGCTGATAACATCGCTGGGACATCTCTATTCAGTACATTCATTATACCATGCTCAAGCATAATTTACACCTATGCGGAACGCTTTGTAATCACAAGATAGTCGCTGCGTTCCAGAAATGCATCGAGTTCGATATCGCGTTGTCCCCGAACATCGCCAGCCCAGCGAACAACAAACGTGCCAGTCAATTGCTTGCCATGCAACAAGGTGAAAACACGGTCTCGCATTGTCTCGATTGCCGCAAAACTGGAATCCGCATAAAACCAAGCCTCTAAAATTTGTCTGACACTTACATACTGGCTTGCGTCGTCCGCCAGTTGCCCGTCTGGGATGGCGTCACGCAGCTTGAGTAGCACGCATGGCTTGATGATGCCATTGCTGTCAAAAGCCGTCGGCGTAATGGTACGTGAGAGTCCCTGCCGGCCTGTTTCTGTGTAGTCAAAGATGCCGCCCGTCGCCGTGGCGAGTAGCGTAGCGTCTGCCTCGAGAATGGCTTTGGCCGCGGATAGGGCGCTCACGATAAAAGTCTCACGACATCCTGCCAGACCAATGGCCCGAATCTATCAATGCCAGGGTTGACGATGGCAAAACGTCCGGCATTACTCAATTCGAGATAGATGCCATACTCTACGCCATGTGCCATGATGATCTCTACCATCTCGCCTACAAAATGTTCCGGCTTGGCATATAGCCCTTGTCGAGCGTTGCTCGACCTATCGATCCAGCTGGCGTTCGACTTCATCCAGCTTTCAATCTCCGGCGCCCATCGTTGCGCGATAGCAAAGATTCCGCGCTCGATTGCCGCGGCGTAGCTGGCGCTCAGTTCGGCAAAAGCCCGTTGCGGCGGATGCGACCAAACTAAACCGGTGGGCATAACGCTACGCCTTTGCTGTCAAATATGCCTGGAGCGAATCAACAAGTCCGGGCATGATGGAGATCACTTCGAACATCTGCGCGCCCACCTTGAATCTGTCGCCCGCCTGGATGCTCGTGTCGGTTATAGTCGGGTGCCCCTTATATCCAATCAGCAGCGCATCTATGCTATGTACCACGCCGCCTATCGTCTGTGTCTTGCCCTGTCCTGCCAGCGTCTCTAGGCGCACCGTCTGCGCGGCCTGCGCTACGCCCGCCCTGACTATGGTGATGGACGTAGACTTGTCGGCAATGAGAATGGCCGTATCCACGCCGAGGTCATGGTCATCTATCCATGCGCCCAGAGGCCAACTGGACCCGCTCCATGCGTCAATTTTGCTAGACATGCGGCACGTCCAGATCATTCAGCGCGCCACGCCGCAGGCGTTCACGGTCCGGGCTAATTGGTTCGTCCTTCCACTTCGGCGGAATTTGAGCGAGGCCGAGAATCGCCAACTGATTGCCCGCCACCCGGCTTTCATCCTGCCAGAACTGCAACATCTCGAATAGATGCTTGCGTACCTGGCTGCGAGATACGCTCGTCTGTCCGGCGCGATAGTCAAAGAACTTATTGGCATCGGCCAACAGTTGACGATAGCCCAGGTACACTGCCGTGTTGTAGTCCTCTGCAGCGCGGGTGAAGAGGCGATTCAATTCGGTATCGGTGAAGACCAATTCGTCGGCAGTAATGCCCAAGTCGCCTTGCATGTCAGCGAGTTGGTCACTCGTGAGCGCCAATTGCTACCTCCCTAACCTCTACATGGCCGTTGCCGTTGCTGTGCGGCATGGCGAAGACCGGCGGCGCTGCAATCTGTATTGGCGCGGTGGGCCGCGTGTCGTAGCCCGCCGCCGCGATCTCATCAATCAATCGCGCCGCAGCTATATCCCAGGTCTGATGGCGCCGCAGCCATTGCGCTGCCGCCAAACCACGCGCCTGCGCCCATGCGGGATCGTCATAGCAATCGCGCATCATACGCGCCAGCGCAGCGACATCGGCCCGGGCCCATAGTCCTTGGATAGACTCGTGCGACGTAGGGATGCGGTCAATCGTATGCTCATCCACTACGATAGCCCACTGATCGGTATGCCCATCGTCCATGCCGCTGTAGCGTAGCGTGATAACCGGCAGCCCCATCATGGCCGCCTCGCGGTGCGGCATCCCCCACCCTTCCGAACGCGACGGGATAACGAAGCAATCTGCCTGCGTGTATACGTCCGCCACGTTACGCGTGTCCTCGATTTGGATACTCACGCGTGGATCAAGGTTCGATGCGCCCGCAATGCGCTGTAGCAGATCGTTCATTTCGGGCCGTGCCTTGATGACCAGTCGCACATCGGGCGTATCTGCCGGCGTGCCGAACGTCGCATAGAACGCCTGCCACACCTCGATCCACCCCTTGCGGCTACCCCGGTCGCCCAGCGCCAGAAACGTATAGGGGCGTACCCTGTCCGGCTTGGCCTTAAGGCATTGCGGTAGGATTGGGAATTCTTCCGGGTCTGTTCCGCCGGGAATGACAACCACTGGAGCCTTGACGCCGCCGTTGCGGAATCCTTCGGCGTTGTAGTCGCACGGCACGATGATGCGCTCCACATCGGCGTTATTGATGCACTCATTCCAACCCGCCGGCAGTTCAGAACCTTCCGTCATCGATAGCGCCCACTGTGGCCCCTGCATCTTTTGCAGGAAATACGGCGGCATACACGAGATGGTCAGGGCGCGATAGTCCACATCCCACATACGTTGCAGCCAGGCAGGAGACCAGAGATACTCCACTAGAATCGGCGTGACTTCGTGCCCTGCGCGTTGCAGGGCACGAATCATGAAACCGGAGTAACGGCCGTAACCATCTACGCAAAGTCAACGGAACTGATAAGCGCACCAGTTAAGTCTCATCAGTTCCATTGACCTCCTTTCCGTGATACAAGGCAGCTTACGCGCATGTCACGCTCCGTACTAACTCACAGTTGCGTTGGCCCACGCACCACCCGCTACCAACAGACCGGCGACGCCGTTGGTGCGGTCAGCGCCCACGCCCACCCCAAACTCGAACTCGATGTCAAGCTGCTTGATGGGCGTGTCGTCGTTGATGGTCGTCTCGGGCACGATCATCATGCCGAAGCCTACGCTCGGATGCACCCGCACAGCCAGACCATTGCGGGCATCCAGATTTCCATAGCTCTTGGTCAAACCCGCATAGCCGGTAGCGAGTCTCGCCGTAGCGAACAACTCAACCAAGCCATAATCACTCTGGAAGTCACCAAAGTGCCCGCCGATCCATTGCGGCGCTATTCTGAACATCTGGTTGCCGCTAGACTCGCCGCCGCGGTCGATGATCAGACCGTTGACGTTAACCATCTCGACGAACTTGGTCAGCGCCGCATAAGTCGCGACATCGGCCCGACTCGTCACTGCCCGAAACGGCGGTTCGTGACCATGTTCCTGCAATGTCTCCGCCATCGTGTTGAGCAAGTCCGCGAACGTCTTGGGCGTCGATACGTTCTCCGCCACATAGTGATCATGGCTCGTGGTGAACGCCTCACCCTCAAACGCAGGCGGCGCAAAATCCACATTGCCGCCGGTGCCACGCACGAATGGCACGTCATAGCCTGCCGCACCGATGGCGTTTTCCGTGTTGGTCAGCCAGCGCGTTAGCAGCTTCTGCTCGAACCGCCAGACGGCCTTGCGGACATTGGTACGGATGGCCGTGTTGATGAGCGCGCTCCTGGCATCACGGAAGTAGTGCCGCGTGCCGCCGATTGCACTACCATAGGTCCGCAGGTCAATCATATGGCCGATGGTCGTGCCCAGGACTGGCTTGGGACGATCCATGTCGGTCATTTCGTCCATTGCCGTGACCGCGCCGCCATTCTCATACTCCTGCATCAAGTCTTCCGTAAAGCTGAAACACCAGCCCCAACGATTGACCAATTCCTGGTTGGCTTGCGCCAGCGCCAATGCGACCTGGTTGGCAAGCTCGCCATAAGTCACGCCGTCGCGCAGTTCCCATTCCGCCAGACGCGTCCCATCCACCCCGGTCGGCAGCGCCTTGTTCAACAGAGTCAAATGGCCGATTACCTCTGCCATAGTAATGCTCCTTCTACGCCCTGTCGGGTCGTTAACTAGCTAGCGGGCGTGTTCTGCTCCGGATTCACAAAGACAATTCCGGCGCTGAGCGACCAGCCGAGGATACGGTCAAACGTGCCGGCAGCATCCGCCAGGCGGCCTACCGTGTCACTGACCCAGACGTTGGCTCCCGGCGTCATGCTGCTGTAGCCGCTCACTGGTCCGAAACAGCAGACCGTGACGGGGTTGCCGCTGGCGACGTCAGTCTCGCCGTCAAACGATTCAACGGCAATGCCAATTGCTTTCGTCGCGGCAGAACTGGCATTGGCATCAGCCGCGACAACCGTCCCACCCGTCCCCATATACACGGCGTCGCCCATGTTGATGGTCCCGCCCGCCAGCAGCGGCGGCAACAGGACCGCGCCATTCTCGGTCAGCGCGCGCACCTGCGCGACGGTGACGGTAATATCTGCCATAGTTACAACTCCTGTTCAGGCGCGTAATGCGCCATATCTACTAGATGCTGATTCCGGTTGCGGCAATGGCAGCCGCGCGATTCTCCGGCGTATCCTCCAGATTGCGCCCGCGTATCTTACTCGCCACAACCGCAGGCGGGCCGGTCATCTCGCGCACCTGCGCGGTAAGCAGCCTCTTGACGCTGGCCGATTCCTTGACCGCGGCATACGCGGCGTCGGCGTCCTCAAGCGTTTGCGGCTTGCGTGCCTGCACCAACTCCGCGACGATGGCGCGTACCGACTCGATCTTGATCTCGCTTACCAATTCGTCGATATGCCGCTGTACCGCCGCTTGCGCTTCTTCATCCACCTTGCGTTTCATCTCCGCAACGATGGTGATAAGATCGGCGTCAGCGTCCAAGCTAAGCGTCTCGCGAATAGTGGCGAGTTGCGCCACATGCGGCAAGATTGCCTCAGCGACAAGCTGCTCGCGCACCGGCTTCGGAATGTCGTTCGCGGTCAACTCCGCGATAATCTGTTCTCGATTCATATCTAGTTCCTGTTCTACATCCGCGACTTGCGTCGCGGTTGTCTGCATCTCTGCCGTCACCTGCGGCAATGCACCCTGTTGGAGCGCAGCGCGTTCCGGGGGTGCAAAGTCGAGTGACTCCAGGCGAAACGGATTCAGGCGTCGCACACCTGTTCGCACAGCTTCAGGCTTGCCCTTACCGTAGATGCTGGTAGCGATCTCACCGCCCACAGCCTTGAGGTGGCGTACATAGTCACGAGCCGCGCCCGGTCGAATGTATGCCTTGCCCCACAGCGTATTTCCGTCGCGCTGTGCTCCTACCCAAAGCGCCTCTGGGAGCGGGAACGCGCTATCACGGTCGCTGTCCTTGAGATGGCCGAACATCCCCGCGGGACGCTTGGCGTTGATCTGTTCGGCAATGCTATTGACAAGCGCCTCGTCATACAGCAAGCCATTGGTGGATACTGCGCCCACTTCGGGGACAATCGGCAGAGTGACAAATACAGGTTCGGCGTCAAGCGCCTTGAGCGCCGCCATGTCTACGCCTGCCGCTATCGGCACATCCGGGAAGCTCCCGCGGAACTGCCCGATTTGCGTCTCTTGGATGATGACCTCTTGGGACATTTCAGCCGCCGGTTCAGCCATTGGTTCCATATCCGGTACATACTCCAGTTTGACCGGCTCCCAGTCCTCGCGGTCATCAAAGACGATATGCTCGCCATCCATGTCCATGCCGATGTAATAATATTTTTCGCCTTCTTTGCCGATGACGTGATCCTCAAAGATATCGATGGCGTAGCAATACATGCCCGGTTCGATAGGCATATTGTCATGTGGCCCGAAGCGTTTGTCGAAGGCCATCCGCACATGGTCAATCATGTCGTTCAGGCTGTCGCCAAATTCCTTGACAGCGTAGCCCTGACGCCCAGCCGCGCGCGCCTTGCTTGCCTCGATGGCCGCGCCCTGCATCATGGCCTTGCGCTTGGCCGCCTTACGGCCGCGCTCATTGCCGGCCATATAGGTGTAGCAAGCTCCCTCGGAACCGTATTTGTAGCCGGATTTATCATCGGATTGGCACGCCATAACGGGCATGGTGATTACTCCTTAGTTACAAAAAACATGCGGCAACCATCGGATTGCTCCGAGGTTGCCGCGGTTGGCTCTCGCCAAGTGGGGCTGCGATATGTGATTACATCGATAACATTAGACCTGGGGCATTTCCCCGTATACTAAAACATCCACAGTATCATAAGCGGATGCATCATTGAGGGCAACACCAATAACTCTATCAGTTCCTTGATATACACGATCCATTTCGGGCCCAAAATAGACGGCATTGCCCGCCTCGATAAACTCGCCAGCGGGAACACTCCGCATGATAACTGGCTCCGGTATGTATGGCATACCTGGCATAGTCCAGTTGTGGATTGAAGGGAGAACACGCAGAGGTAAATCCAATTCAATCAAATTAGAAAAATTTGATGTTTTATATTTGGGCTGTCGCAGTTGCGGTTCAGATACAATTTCTGGACCAATACCAATCGCACCCGCTATCGTTCCTATGACCTTGAGAAAATCACGTCGATTCATGTTCTATCCCCGTTTGGTGTTATTGGTGTCTTGCCCTGCATCCGCCGCACCTGATTGAGCAGCGGCGTCAACATGCGCTCCAATTGCGACAACTCGCGATGTAGCTCATCCAGGT